AAACAAAAACATGCTCAACAGCAAGACAGAAGGAGCCGTCATGGTTACGATTGTTAAGCACCTGTCAAAGCAAGCAGAGGTTGCAAACTTTAAAGCAAGAACTAAAGTAGAGCAGATGGCGCCCGAAATGGTACGCCTCATGACCATCGAGTCTGATGTCTCTCTCGCTGAATTATTTAAACCCCCTGTTAAACACTGAGAAGACCGGTATGGATTTAATTGACTATCTGTGTATACACACACCGAGAAAAGAGTATAGACATCTGTACCCTATCAAAATAAACTTAGTACGTGCAGCTAGCCGCAAAGAAGCGTTGAAAGAATTTAATCCGTTTCACCCCAATGAACCGTTTATAAAACACTACAACAAACCCTACGCAGTAAGCGCCATCGAAACCCACTACATTGGATAAAGGAAAAAAATCATGGCTACACGCAACTACCGCAGTGAGTACGACAACTACCAAGGCACACCCGAGCAGATCAAGAAACGCGCAGGCCGAGTCAAGGCTAGGCGCATGATGGAGAAGACGGGTTCTGCCACCAAGGGTGACGGCAAAGATGTGGATCACATCAAGCCCATGCGCTCAGGCGGTACGTCAACGAAGGGTAACCTTCGTATGCGAAGTAAGTCAGCAAACCGATCAGATAATAAATAAACGGAGAAAGCATGGAAATCATCGAAGACAAGGCTCTTGTCTTTCGCACCCGCAACCCACAGAAATATCAGGTAATCCCAAAACACAAAGTCATCGAACGTATGGATGGCGGCTACGACGTAGCTGTGTATTGGGGCCTTGACGAATGTCGGGTACTGCGCAACCTTGGTGTGAAAAATATTCAGTCGCCTATCACTAGGAGATACAACTGGCCGGGTAAATACAAGCCCATGGCACATCAGATCGACACCTCGTCTTTCTTAACGCTCAATCGCAAAGCCTTCGTGTTTAGCGAGCCGGGCACTGGCAAGACGCTATCCGCTTTATGGGCGGCTGATTACCTGATGCAACGTGGTGAAGTAAAGCGGTGCTTGATACTGTGCCCCTTGTCGATCATGCAGTCTGCATGGCTTGGTGACTTGAACAACAGCATCATCCATCGCTCTGCCATCGTCGCGCACCACTCGCAAGCTAGTCGCCGTATCGAGATGGTTCAGCAAGATTACGAATTTGTAATCGCAAATTACGATGGCCTTAACTTGATCGCTGACGAGATCAATAACGATGGACGCTTTGACTTAATCATTGTTGACGAGGCTAACGCCTACAAGACCATGACAACTAAGCGTTGGAAGACTCTGAAGTCCATCATCAAGCCCAACACGTTCTTGTGGATGATGACGGGTACACCCGCATCGCAGTCCCCTGCTGATGCGTACGGCTTGGCCAAGTTGGTTAACCCCGATGGTGTGCCCAAGTTCTTCACTGCGTGGCGCGATCAGGTCATGCACAAGATCACGATGTTTAAGTGGGCGGCTAAACCAAACGCACCAGAATTGGTACATGAAGCCCTGCAACCGGCCATCCGCTTTACCAAAGAGATGTGCCTAGACCTACCGCCTGTCATTACCATGACGCGTGAAGTCCCGCTGACCCCACAGCAAGCCAAGTACTACAACATGCTCAAAGACAAGATGATGGTGTATGCGGCAGGCGAGACAATCAGTGCAGTGAACGCTGCAGCAGGCGTCTCTAAGCTTTTGCAGATCAGTTGTGGTGCGGCCTATACCGATGACAAGGAAGTTGTGGAGTTTGACTCAGCGCCTCGTCTTGGTGTGCTTGAGGAAATCTTGGAGGAGACAACTCGCAAGGTCATCATCTTCGCTTTGTTTCGTAGCACCATCGACTCCATCCACAACTACCTCTTGAAGAAGGGTATCGCCAACGAGTGCATCCACGGCAGTGTGACACCGCCCAAACGCGCAGACACCATTAGGCGTTTCCAAACAGAACCTGACCCCCGCGTGTTGGTGATGCAACCGCAAGCCAGTGCTCACGGGATTACCCTAACTGCCGCTGATACAGTGGTGTTCTATGGGCCACTCATGAGCGTTGAGCAATATGTGCAGTGCATAGCACGAGCAGATCGCAAAGGTCAAGACTCCGACAAAGTTACTGTGATACACATTCAGGGTAGCCCAATCGAGAAGAAGATGTTTAAAGCATTACAAGACAAAGTAAGTGATAACTCTTTACTTACAGAGATGTTCGACACAGAAATAAATTCATGAAAGGGGGTTGTAACACGATCAAAACTATGTAAACTGTCAAACCTTAGACAAAAACAAATACAGGAGAAAGCACAATGTCTGAACAAAACCAAGAGCCAGTTCCTCTGGACAGGCTCGCAAAAATCTATCGCAAAATCAAGGAGCGCATTGACCTGCTGACACAGGAGTACGACACACAGATCGAGACTTTGAAGGCACAGCAAGATGAAGTTCGCTTTGCGATGAAAGACCAAATGAAGTCCATGGGCGTCAAGTCCGTGCAGACTTCCTTTGGAACTGTGTCAATGGTGACCAAGACGCGTTACAACACGCAGGACTGGGACTCATTCAAGAAGTTTATTCTTGAGCATGAAGTCGTGGACTTGCTGGAGAAACGCATTGCGCAAACCAACATGGCACGGTACCTCGAAGAGAACCCGGGCTCTCTCCCGCCGGGCTTGAACTCTGTAACGGAGTTTGAGATTCGCGTAACTAAACCAACCAAGTAAATTTATCATGACTAATATCGCACTATTTAACCCTTCCAATGCTCCCTCATTCGCACGCAACCATGAGTTGTCTGAGACAGCCAAAGCCCTGACGGGTGGCGGTGTAGGCAACAGCAGTCAACGCATCTCCATCAAAGGTGGTGTGTTCCGTTTGCTGGCCGGTGGCAAAGAGATTGCCTCTATCGACGAGCGCTTCTTGGACGTCATCATTGTTAAGGCTGCACCCAAGGTCAGCCGCATCTTCTACGCTAAGTCTTATGACGGTGACAATATCACTGGCCCTGACTGCTGGAGCAACGATGGTGAGCGCCCTGAAGCATCCGCTGAGAACAAGCAATCTACTACCTGCATGACCTGCCCTCAGAACATCGCAGGTTCTGGCCAAGGCAATAGCCGTGCATGCCGCTACCAACAACGTTTGGCTGTGGTGCTTGAGAACAACATTGAAGGTGCAGTACTGCAGTTGACTTTGCCAGCCACTTCGGTGTTCGGTAAGGAAGACGGAGACAAGCGCCCATTGCAAGCCTTTGCTCGCAACTTGGCTTTGCAGAACCCACCCATCAGCCCCGAGATGATTGTGACTCGCATGAAGTTCGACACGAAAGCAGAAGCGCCCAAGTTGCACTTCGCGCCTAGCCGTTGGCTGACTGACGAGGAGTACGCAATCGTTAAGACGCAAGGCGACAGCGATGAAGCCAAGCGTGCAGTCGTGATGACTGTTGCCGCCGCTGATGGCGTGAAGACTGCACCCAAGTTGGCCATCGAAGGCAAACGCCCAGCGCCTGTTGAAGAACCGCCAGAAGTTGCTGAGATGGAAGCAATGGCAGAAGCTAAGTACGGCAAGCCTGCTAAAGCCAAAGCCAAGCCTGCCGAGGTAGAGGAAGATGCTGAACCAGAAGTCCGTAAGGAAGCTTCTAAGCCGTCTGCTGTGCCTGCCAAGAAAGGCAAGCTCGCTGACATCGTGTCCGATTGGGACGATGAGTAATTGAATCGGGGGGATAGCGGTAATTCATGAAAGTGGCGGACAAAGGAAACCTGCTCGGTACCGAGCCCCGCTTGACGCCGTGAATCCCCCCACCTAAAACACTATGGCCTATTCACAAAAAGTAATTGACGCAGTCATGGCTGCAAAGAAAACGCCCGGCAATCAGCTTGGACGTTGGGCGATCTATTTGGATTTCCCTGTGACGAAGATTGCTTATGCGCTCGGGGTCACACGCCAAACTGTGTACAACTGGTTTGAAGGTAAGGATGTTTTTGTCGCGTATCAAAACCGCGTAGAACTCCTCTTAGAAATAATGAAGTCCTCAACGGACGCACAACAAGCATGGAGAAGAATATGCAAGGAATACAACCTAGAACCCTGACCAACAGGGAACTCATCAACTACTGCGCTGATGCGGTGGATGACTCGTTTGGTATGCCTAAAGAG